TCGAACGCCTTAACACCGCCGATCGGCTCGCGGTCATCAAGAAGCTGTTCGGCGACGACGCCGAAACGCTGCAGGCGGTGTCGCTGCTGATCTCCAAGGGCGCCGGCGGCTACGCCGAAGTGCAGACCAAGCTCGCCAACCAGGCGAGCCTGCAGCAGCGCGTCAATTCGCAGCTGGGCACGTTGCGCAACCTGTGGGACGCCGCGTCCGGCACGCTCGTCAACGGGCTGGCCACGGTCGCCGAAGCGGCCGCACCGGACATCCGCAAGCTGATCGGCCTGATCACCACCGCGGCCGAACGCTTCCAGCTGTGGGCGAAGGAGAACCCGCGCCTGGCCGGCACGCTGTTCAAGGTGGCCGCCGTGCTCACCGGCCTGATGATCGCCGCCGGCGCGCTCGCATTGGCCGTGGGCGCGATCCTGATGCCCTTCGCGGGCCTGCAGATGGCACTCACCACCGCCGGCCCGCTGTTCGGCGGCATGGCGAAGCTGCTGCTCGGCCTGGGCGGTCGCGTTCTGCCGCTGGTGGCCGGCGCCATCCGCATGGTCGGCATGGCGATCACCGCGAACCCGATCGGCATCGTGCTGATGCTGCTCGCCGGCGTCGCGTACCTGATCTGGAAGAACTGGGGAACGATCGGCCCGATGCTGAGCGGCATCTGGGAAAGCGTCAGCGCATCAGTCGGCCAGGCGTGGGACTGGCTCAAGGCGAAAGCCGGCACGCTGTGGAAGTTCCTGAAAGGCGTGTTCGCCTGGTCCCCGCTCGGCCTGCTCATCACGCATTGGAGCGCCGTGCTCGGCTTCCTGGGTGGCCTGTGGACGCGCTTCCAGGCAATCGGTGGCCAGCTCATGCAAGGGCTCGTGCGCGGCCTGCTGGGCGGCCTGAAGGCCGTGGACGACACCATCACCGGCATTGCCGGCAGGGTGGTCGATTGGTTCAAGGGCAAGCTCGGCATTCACAGCCCGTCGCGCGTGTTCGCGCAGCTGGGCGGCTACACCATGCAAGGCCTCGCCGGCGGCCTGCAGCGCGGCCAGAGCGCACCGCTGCGCCAGATCGACGCGCTCGGCCAGCGCATGCGCCAGGCGGGCGCGGGCCTCGCGATAGCCGCGGCTGCGTCGCCGGCGATCGCGCTCGACTCCCGGCCGCCGATCACGCGCAGCTCGCCCGCAGCGGCAAACGCCGACGTGCGCCACTACGAAATGCACATCCACGCCGCTGGCATGGACGCGCAGGCGATCGGCGCCGAAGTGCGCCGCCAGCTCGACGAACGCGATCGCCAGGACGCCGCGCGCAAGCGCTCGCGCCTGGGCGACTACGAGGACTGAGGAACGCCGCGATGATGATGGCCTTGGGCACGTTCGTGTTTTCCCTCCCCGAACTGGCGTACCAGCAGCTGCAACACGCGATGTCGTGGCGCCACGCCAGCAGCGAGCGCGTCGGCGCACGTGCAGCGCACCAGTACATCGGCCCGGGCGATGAAACCATCGAACTGAGCGGCATCGTGGCGCCGCCGCTCACCGGCAGCACCGCCTCGCTGGATCTCCTGCGCGACCTGGCGAACGAAGGGCGACCGCTGTCGCTCGTCGATGGCACTGGTGTGGTCTACGGCGCGTTCGCGATTACGTCGATGACGGCGACCAAGACGCTGTTCTTCGAGGACGGCGCGGCGCGCCGCATCGAGTTCCAGCTGTCGCTGCTGCGCGTCGACGAAAGCGCGAACGCCGACGAGCTGGCCGTGCACGCATGAGCACCGAGACGGCGCCCTACTCCATCCCCGCGTGGCGCGTGGTGCTCGACGGGCAGGATCTGACGGAGCGCATGCGCCCCCGCCTGCTCGACCTGACGCTCACCGAGGCGCGCGGCGGCGAAGCCGATCAGCTCGATTTGCGGATCCACGACCACGACGGCCGCATGGCGTTACCGCGGCGCGGCGTGGAGCTGTCCGTGGCGCTCGGCTGGATCGACGCCGGCCTGGTCGACAAGGGCACGTTCCGCGTCGATGAAGTCGAGCACAGCGGTTCGCCGGACGTGATCACCGTACGCGCCCGCAGCGCGGATCTCACGCACCCAATGCGCACGCGGCGCGAACGCAGCTGGCACCAGGTCACGCTCGGTGACGTCGTGCGCAACCTCGCCGGCGAGCACGGCCTGCAGGCGCGCATTGCGCCGGCGCTTGCCGGCATCGCAATCGCGCACCTGGACCAGACCGGCGAGAGCGACGTGCACCTGCTCACGCGGCTGGGGCAGCGTTACGACGCGGTTGCCACGGTCAAGGCCGGCAACCTGGTCTTCATGCCGATTGGCAGCGGCACCACGGCCGGCGGCACGCCGCTGCCCAGCGCGCTCATCACGCGCGCCGCGGGCGACCGCCACCGCTACTCACTGGCCGATCGCGAGACGTACAGCGGCGTGCGCGCGTACTGGAACAACAAGCCCGGCGCGAACCGCAAGTCGGTGCTGGTCGGCGTCAGTGGCAACGCGAAGCGCTTGCGCGAGACCTACAACAGCGAGGCCGAGGCGAAGGAACACGCGAACGCGGAGTGGAACCGCATTCGCCGCGGCGCGGCAACGATGGAATTCACGCTCGCGCTCGGGCGCGCAGACCTGTTCCCGGAACAGAAGCTGCGCGTGCGCGGCCTTAAACCCGACATCGACGACACGGCCTGGCTGATCGCCAAGGCCACGCACAACATCACCGGCGTGGGCGGCTTCACGACCCGGCTGGAGCTCGAAACGGATGCCAGTCGAGGGTGACGGCAAGGGGGAACTCCTGCACTGAGTAAGCGGACACCAAATGTCAACGCCGTCATCACAGGGACAGGCGTAACTCCGGCTGTACACAGCGGAGAATCTCCGCAGCCCCGAGCCTCTCGTGCGGTTCTCCCTCCGAGGTAGACATGTCCGCACCTACACGAGGCCCGCGTCCCGCGCGGTATGCGGCGCGCTCCGCTGATTTGTTGGAACGGAGCAGAATTGTCGTCAGTCAGAACAGAGTACTGAAGGCAAACATCAAATTCTCAGTAGTAGAAGCGCGCTCGCTAATTGGTTCGCGACGCCGGTGGCTGCTGGATCAGGCAGTGCCGAGCGCCTCAGTCCGCGGCGCAATGCCATGATTACTGATCAAGAACTTACGCTAGCCAACATCCGCTTCCTCGCCAGAGCCGATGAGCGGCCCGAGTTCTACGACATGCTGCGGGCGCGCCTATCGATACAGGAAGAAGCTTGGGCGAGCCAGCAGCTCACCGCCGATGAGCTTCTCCTCTTGGACGCGAAGAAGCGGCGCATTCTTTGGGAACTGGACTATCTGCAGAGCATCGCGACGCTGAGTGCCATGGCCGGTGCCACAAAGCCAAATCCCGAACCCACCGGCGTGGAAACGCCTGCGAAGCCAGAGCCTCAGCCAGAGCCCGACTTAGTCAAACCGGCGCTATCGCCTTTACCGCTCGTTACCCAGGGCGGCAGTTAGCGGCCCAGTGGCTCGACATGGAGTCACACCTGCCTAACGTTCCCGCGCGCACTCTCGATGAAGACCGGGACGCAGTGTCGAACCGCTCTTCCCGAGTCGCACGGTCGCAATCGCAGTTTGAAGCGCCGTCCCGCCCTCCGAACCGATGATCTTTCTGGCCGCATCTCGCCTCGCACTCGCCGGGGGAGATGCAAGGAGTCCTCTTGAAGACGCGCACGGACTTGCTCGGCGCGCTTGAGCTGATCGATGCGGCGATGCTGCACGCGGCAAATGAGTCTTCCGATACCGCACAGCATTGGCACGCTTGGAATGTGGCGGTATCTGGGCTACCACCAGTGGATGAAGTTCCGACCGATCTCGGCTACTGGTGGCAGAATCAATTGTTGGATGCTAGCCGCCGAGCCTTCTCGAACAAGGAGCTAAGACGGCGGTACCATCAAGGAGATTTCAACGCCGCCGCTGGGCTGCTTACCGATGGGGTCGTCTGGAACAACGGCCCCTGCGTGTACCGCGATCGCGAGATACGTGTCGAGCTTCGCAGGGAGACGCTAGGCGCGTCCTGGACCGCTGCAGTGACGATATCCAACCGGCACGAGCTGAAGATCACCTCACGGATGTTCTTCGCGGGACTGCCTAGCACCGTGATGGGTGCAATTGGCGCGTACGCCCTCGTCCTCGAAGAGGTACGGCAGAATATCGATCGTATGGACACGGTCCTCTGACCCATTGCCACAGCCGTGTGGCTTGCACGAAGCACATATCGCAATGCGGGCTAACGTGCGCCCGCGTGCACACAGAACAGCGCGGCCCGGAGGTTTCGCTCGTCAAGAAGACGACGCAAGCGCGCCTCAACATCGGCGAGGCCGTCTAAGGATTGGGTTGCGTAAAGCGAATATGTCGCCTTGTCTTCCGGCCCTTTTCCGGCGACACAGCCAACGCTGACGTCCACCAACTGCGACGCCCGCACCCATATCGACTGCAGATCTTTGGGGCCAATACTCTGGTTAGTGCCCAAGGTAAACCGGAACATGGCAATCAATGGCCTGGAGGTCTTTGCACCCTTGGTTGCCATGCAGTCACCTGTCCACGCGGATGGCACGGGAAACATGAAGAAGCGCACGCGTCGCGGTTCGCGCAATGTGTACGCAGAGCATCTCGATGGCAGTCATGCCAGCCATCTCATCCCACCAACTCATAGGCGCGACGTTGGTGACGTTCCCAGCCGGGGAAGTCACTGAAGAGATAGTTCGCCCACGTTTCGCGCAACTCAAGCATACCGGTCTGCGCGACCGCACATTCCAGCATTTGCACGACAGCGGCGGGCAGGCATTCGCTCGAGATGGAAAACACCAGCTGCGCGGGAGGCATGCACTTGGGTGCGGAAGTGAAGCCGTCGACGAGCACATAGCCCGTAGGCGCAGAATAGACACGGATGTTCATAGCGTCCTCGCGCGGGGAGTTGCACGAGGCTCTCCAAGATGGGCCGCAAGGTCTCACGGCGTTTGTGCAGTCCTCACACTACGCCCCCTTCCGTGAAGAGAGAAAACACCGTTCCCGCCCGCGTCCTCAGCTGGCGGGGGCCTGCGCGGCGCGGTGCGTCGGCGGCCAGAAGCGGGCACGCCATCGCGGGCTGCCCGCGCGATCGGTCATCTTCCGCCACCCGCCGGCGTCAGGTGTGTGAGCATGCACCGCCAGCCCTTACGTGAACTTGGCGACGAGCGCGAGGGACGTCAGGTAGGACGCCGCAACCAGCAGGGTCACGCTCCACTCACGTGTATTCAAATGGAGGTATGGAAACTCCGACATGCCGCGTGCGAGTTTCCATCTTGGCCGCCCCGTTCGCCGATAGTAGCTACCTAGAACGGCTTTCATGGCGAGCACGAACAGCGCCAATAGCGTCAGTGCCAAGAAGAGCTCGCCTTGGGGCAACGCCATGATCTTCTCGATTGGCTCCACCAAGCACCTCTTCAGCCATCCACGAATCGATTCACCCGAGCTGAGCAATATCCATTCAGTTCGGAAGCGGACGTTGGCACTACCGCATAGCCGTCACAAAAACTGCGCACAGCGCTTGGCCAAATCGCGCAAAAAACTCAACTACTTCACCGGCCAGCCGATATGTGCAGCGCGGCAAATCAGCCGAAATGAAAGTGAATCTCCCTAGCCGAAAGGCCACCTGCTACGTACTGGCCGAAGTAGCGGGATAGAGCGTCGTGCGTGTTACTTTCCGGGAGTTTGTTTTTTTTTGCCCGCGCTGATGTGGAACTGCGCGTTGCTTTGATTCACATCGCCACCGGTGATGATCTGCGAAGCGTTGCCGATCTGCACGCCGCCCGAAATGGGAACGGCAACAATTCCGAGTGCGCCTAGGACCGCCGCCCTAACTTCAGGAGAGCTCTCCCGATAGCGGCGCAGCAGTTGCGCTTCATCTCCCGACATTTGCGGAGAGTGGGCCCCTGTTAGAACGTACAGCACGTCGATGCCAGCGGACGCGGCCGCGGCGAGGTACTCGGCCGAGGGCGCGCTGTGCCCTAGCTCGTAATTCGTCTGCGACTTCTTCGCCACACCAGTAGTGGCCGCCAGCTCGGCCTGGCTCTTGCCCAGCCGGATTCGCTCACTTTTCAGTCTTGCGCCGATTTCCAAATCGTTCCCCTGAATAGCTTGACATGGGAATGATCCTTCCCCATGATGTGTTTCAACTTGTACATAGTTTCACCTATTTAGCCCATGACGAACGGCAAGACCATCCGAGTGCGGACGCCCGAAGTCGCTAGAGCTGATCTGGAACGTCGCGGCATCTCGATCGCGGCATTCGCGCGGGACCACAACCTGTCCTACGGGACCGTCTACCAGTTGCTGCACGGCAAGAAGAAGGGACTGCGCGGGGAGGCGCATCGGGCAGCGGTACTGCTGCGCCTCAAGGAAGGCGTGATCGAAGTCGAACAGGGGGATTCGGAAGATGGGAGCGTTTAGCGGGAGCAAGCGCGTGGTGTTCACCTGCGAAGCGTGTGGTGGCGTGCTGATCAAGCGCACCAGCTACCTCTCGCACCAACACCTGCGCCACGACACCTACGTCTGCGACAACCCGGTGTGTTCGGCCAGCTACACCGGCCACACCGAACTGACCGGCATCGCCAGCCCCAGCGGCATGCCCAACGCTCGCCAGAGTGAATTGCCTGAAGCACCGGCATACGCGCGCAACCTCGCGCTGAAGGCTTACCGGGACGCGCAGGCGGAACGACAGCTGGATCTGCTCGACAGCCAGCCCGCTACCACCGACCACTGAGGTCTACATGCTTCGCACTCTTGAATTGGCGGCTCTGCCGTCAACGCTACAGCTTTGCCTGCTGTCAGCCGATCACTGCAAAGGCCTGGTGCAGACCGAGGCGTTCGGCATGTATGTGCCGCGCAGCTTCCACCCGCTGGAGATCGACGCCGCGTACACCCCGATGGACGTGGCGGCGCTCAAGGGCCTGAGCCTGCTCGCGTGTAGCGGCGCCTTCGACGAAATGGTCGAGGTCACCAGCGCCGGCGTGGAGCTGCTGAATACCGGCTACGTCCAGGTGGAGGTGGCCCGATGAGATCCGACAGCGGCTGGGCATCGGCACAGGTGCCGACCTTCGTCTTTTCGAATCAGCAGCAGAAGCCAACCTACGTCGCGCCGACCGTAAAGGCCAGCGAAGCCGAGCGCCTGCGCGCCGACATCGAGGCGTTCATGCGCAATGGCGGCCGCATCGAGCAGGTGACCACGCCGGGCACCACGAAGCGCAACGGACGCGAGGCCTGATCGCATGCAAGAGGACATCCGCCAACAGGTCATCGAGCGCCTGCAGCGCGATTACGGCCTCAAGCCGCGCACCGGCACGAACTACATGCGGGGCGGCAAGTGCCCGTCCTGCGGCAAGAAAGAGCTCTACACCAGCCACGAAAAGCCGTGGGTGGTGCGCTGTGGCCGCCAGGCGAAGTGCGGCCGCGAAATGCACGTCAAGGATCTGTACGACGACCTGTTCGACGACTGGTCCAAGCGCTTCACGCAGACGCCGGCGAACCCGAATGCAGCAGCCGATGCGTACCTCGAATTCAACCGCGGCTTCCAGTTGAAAGACCTGCGTGGGCTTTACACGCAGGACAACTACTACGACCGCAAGCAGGGCATCGGCACAGCGACGGTGCGCTTCGCGCTCACCAAGGGCGGCTATTGGGAGCGCCTGATCGACCGGCCGCACCGCTTCGGCAAGCAGAAGGCCCGCTTCAAGCCAGGCGAGAGCTATGCCGGCGCCTGGTGGATCGCACCCTCAGTCGACGCGCAGCTGGAAACCGCCGCGGAGCTGTGGATCGTCGAGGGGATCTTCGACGCGATCGCGCACATGCAGCACGGCAATGCGGCGGTGTCGGCGATGAGCAGCAATGCCTTCCCGGAAGAGTCGCTGCGCGCCCTGGTGCAGCGGCGCGCCGGCAACCTCCCCAAGCTCGTCTGGGGGCTCGACAACGAGCCCGGCGCGCGCGAGTACATCCGCAAGCACGTGCGCCGCGCCGAGGCGATGGGATTCCGCTGCCGCGCCGCGCAGATCCCGCAGCCGGACGGCAAAAAGGTCGATTGGAACGACCTGCACCTGCGCGCACACGCCCACGCCGATGCCGACGAGCGGGCTAAGCAATGGGACGGCGACATCGCCGAGGCGCGGTACCAGGGCGACCTGCTGCTGGCCAAGAGCGCGATGGAAAAGGGCCTGCTGATGTACGGCCACAGCCAGCGTTCGGAATTCCACCTGGAGCACCGTTCGCGCCTGTACTGGTTCGAATTCGACAAGCTGCGCTACGAGAAGTTGCGCCGCGACTACACCAACGAAAAGGGGCTCGATGAAGACGAGCTGCCAGATGACGCCGAAGACCGCCTGCGCCGCGCCGCGGCGACGGTGCACGAAATCGCGAACTGCTACCCCGAGGCGCTGTACTTCCAGCGCAACGAAGTCACGGACGAGTCCTGGTACTTCTTCCGCGTCGATTTCCCGCACGACGCGCCCAGCGTGAAGGGCACGTTTACCTCGTCCCAAACCCTCAACGCGCCCACCTTCCGCGATCGGCTTGCCAGCTTCGCGCCGGGCGCCGTGTTCGACGGTACCGCGGCGCAGCTGATCCACGTGATGAAGGACCAGCTCTACAACATCAAGTCGGTCGACGCGATCGACTTCATCGGCTACAGCAAAGAGCACCGCGCGTACCTGCTGGGCGACATCGCTGTTCGCTACGGCGAGCTTGTGCACGCGAATGCCGAGGACTACTTCGAATTCGACAAGCTGCGGCTCAAGACCACCCAGAAGTCGATCCGCCTGCACATCCAGCGCGACGCGGAGGCCTATCGCGACGATTGGCTGCCGTGGCTGTGGACCTGCTTTGGCAGCCACGGCGTCGTCGCCCTCGCCTTTTGGTTCGGCTCGCTGTTCGCCGAGCAGATCCGCGACGCGCACGAGTCGTTCCCGTTCCTGGAGGCGACCGGCGAGGCCGGCGCCGGTAAGACCACGCTGCTGACGTTCCTGTGGAAGCTGCTGGCGCGAAAGGACTACGAAGGTTTCGACCCGGCGAAGTCGTCGGTGGCCGGTCGCTCGCGCGCCATGGGCCAGATTTCCAATATGCCGGTGGTGCTGCTGGAAGCGGACCGCACCGACCCGAACAAGCCGGACGCGCACGCCAAGAGCTTCGATTGGGACGAGCTGAAGGATTTCTTCGGCGGCGGCACGCTGCGGACGCGCGGCGTTCGCAACGGCGGTAACGAAACGTACGAGCCCCCGTTCCGCGGCACGATCGTCATCAGCCAGAACGCAACGGTGAACGCCTCCGAGGCGATCCTGACCCGTATCGTCAAGCTGCACTTCAAGCGCCCGACCGTCACGACTGAAAGCCGCGAAGCGGCCGACAACCTCAACGCGCTCTCGGTCGATTCGCTGAGCTACTTCCTGCTGAAAGCCGTGCGCGCCGAAGCCCAGGTGCTGAAGGTGTTCGCCGAGCGATCGGCCCTCTATGAAGCGCGGCTGCACGAGAACAAGGAACTGCGGCTGGAACGCATCATCAAGAACCACGCGCAGATGCTCGCGCTGGTCGATTGCGTAAGCCTGGTCGTGCCGCTGACCGACGACATGCTGCGCACCACGCGCCTGGCGCTGCACGACATGGCGCTGGAACGGCAGAAGTCGATCAGTGCCGACCATCCGATCGTGTCGGAATTCTGGGAGGTGTACGAGTACCTGGAAGGCCTGCACGAGCAGAACGTGGTGAACCACTCGCGCGATCCGAACACGATCGCGATCAACCTCAACGAGTTTGCGGCGAAGGCCGCGCACCACTCCCAGAAGATCGCCGAGCTCAACACGCTGCGCACGCTGCTGCGTAATTCGGTGCGCCACAAGTTCATCGACGCCAACGTTGCGGTGAACAGCATCATCCGCAGCGGCCGCGCCGAAGGTTCCACCATCATCAAGTGCTGGACGTTCCGCAAATGAGCGCCGTTTTCGCCCTTTCCTGTGCCCGCTTGACTCGGGCGTCCTTTGGGAGCAACCTCTGCCCCGTCGCCGCAAAATCGGCGACCGGGCTTGGCGGCCTGAATGGAGCGGCGAAAGCCGCGTCGAGTAATCCGCGGCTTTTTTCGTGCCTGGTGCAGTCCAGTTCTATGGGCGTCCGGGCGGGGGAGCCGCAAGGCTCGCCGGTGCTCCACCGGTCCGCCAACCCCGTCCGGTCGCTCGCCTTGCTTGGCGGCAAGACGAGCGGTTCACAGACCGCACCTGGAGCACAACCCATGTCAGACGACACCCGAGCTGCGCCCGGCAATCCGCGCCGTGCGATCGCGGCCGCTTTCGGCGAGATCTGCAACACCCTCGATTGGAACCACGGCGCCTGGCTCGCCCTGATGGCGAAGCTGGAAGCGGCCGGCAAGCCCGCGCCGTCTCTCACCCTCGCTGACGTGACCGCCGCGATCGATGCGGTTCGCGGCCGGATGGAGGTGCACTGATGAGCACCAGGACGCCGATCGGCTCGCCCCTGCAGGACGGCCTCAGCTTCGCCGTGAGCGAAGACGACATGAATTGCCTGTGGCGCGCGCAGCACGCGGCCACGCTGCTCGCCGCCCTTTCCACCGAGGCCGTGTCCTTCGTCAACGTGAGCCGCGACAGCACGGCCGCGGTGGCCGAATACATCGCCCAGGACGTGCTCGACGTCCTCAATAGAGCGCAATCCATCGGCGCCACGCCGAAGCCTTCCCGCGGCCCAGACGCGATCTGAGCCCGAACAGCGGGCCCGGCGGGCGGCGTTGCAGCGCCGCCCCAAGGCCTTCCCACCACGAAGCCTAGGAGCTTTGCCATGCAGCAGCAGACGGACAATCCGGCCATTGCGACACGTTCGCAGGGGGCCGGCACCGGACCCGGCGCGGAGGCTATCACGCCGACGCTGATCGGCCTCGACGACAGCGTGACCAACAGCGCCGGCGTGTCGGCGATCCTGCGGCCGCGCGACTGCACCGCCGCCGTGCTGATCCACATCAGCCGCGACCGCATCGCCTTCACCGCGACACTGGACATGGGCGGCCTGCAGTCGGTAACGCGCACGTTTACGGCCGACCCGAAAGGCGGCTGGCGTTCCCAGCAGCCGGACTTCATCGCCGCCGAGGAACGCATCGGGGTGGAGCTGGCCGAGTACCTGGACGCGCTCGATTTGCCCACGCGTGTCGCCGCGATGTTGCCGCGCCCCGCTACGGCCGCCGGCAGCGCCGCGATGGCTGCAGCCGCCCAGGAGGTGCGCCGTGCTTGAGTTCGCCTTCTTGATCGTGTTGTTGGTCGGGCCTGCCGCCGGCGGCGCCGTGCTGCACCGTCTGTGGTCGACGCGCGCGCCGCGCGCGCAGCGCGCCGGCCTGGCCGTTGGCCAGGTGCCGGTCGCGCTTCGCCGCCGCCGTCGCGCCATGGCCGTGCGCCGGGAGGTTGCCCATGGCTGAGCTGATGCCTGGACGCAGCCACGACGAGCTGCGCGCCGCACACCAAGCCGGCGCCGTGATCTTGGCGAACGAAGGTCGCCACGGACGCCCCGACACCTACCACCTGTGCGCGGATCCGAAGTTCACCTGCGAGCCGCACGAGTACGTCGCGGTGATGCCCTGGTCGTTGAATCTGCAGCGTGCGCTGCAGGCCTACATCGACGACCACATCTCGGCGGGCGCCGATGACGATGTCAGCGGCCGCATGCTCAACCTGCGTGAAGCGCTGCAGCTGTTCGTCGACGGCGAGGCGATCGAGTTCACGTACGGCCCCGACGACGTGTGCCAAGGCTGGCAGCGCGTGATCAGCATGCGCGACCTGTGCGATGCGCATCAGCTTCGCCGCGCTGGCGCGAACGCACGAGCGGAGGTGAGCCGGTGACGCAACGCCAGGTACCACATCAGGTGACGCTGCTGCCGTGCGCCGAAGGACATGCGGCGCGGCACTACCTTGACCAGCGGGCCGTGCGCGTTGGCGGCGGCCACTTCATCGAATGCCCATGCCGTCGCACCGGTAAGCACGAAGCGGTCGAAGGCGCGCTCGACGAGTGGTTCCGCGTCAACCAAAAGCGGAGGCCTCGGGCACCACGTGCGGCCGCATGCGCTGCGATCGCGCCGGCGGGTCCATCGGCCGACGTCCTGCAGCTCCCGCTGCGCCTCCTAGGGGGCCGCCGTGCATGACGGACACGGCAAGCGAGGAATGGCGCGCGGTGTGCGAGGCGCGCCATTGGCTTCGGAAGGGGTACACCACGTCCGATCGCGTCGACGCGCTGGTGGCTCGCATCACCGCGGAGCGCGGGCAGGAAGCGGCGCATCGCCTGCGCGACGAAATGCGCCGGCAGTGGGTCAAGCGCAAGGAATGGATGGAGGTTTCAATCGCATGAGCGACCGGATCATCACGTACACCGCGTTGCAGCGTGTGTGTGCGCCGGAAGGCCCACTGCCGCGGGCCTCGACCGTCCGGCGCTGGGCAGACCGTCTGGGCATTCGGTACAAACATGACGCCCGCGGCGGCATATGGACCACGGTAGACGCCTTGAACGCTGCCCTCGGCCTTGCGGGGCCTGCAGCGAACGAGGGAGCGGCAACGACACGGAGCGAGGACTTGATCTAATGGGCGGCAGGAAGCGGCGATTCAATCCAACGATTCCGGCACACATCGACCAGGCGTCGCTGCCCAAGGGGATCTATTGGGAGGACAACCGCTGGTACATCCTGGAGCCGCACCCTGAAGGTGGCCGTCCGCGTAAGCGGACGGTCGCTTATGCGACCGCCCGGCTGTCCGAGCTGCACGCGATCGTCGAAGTCGCCGCCGGTGGCGAAGAGCGCGGCACGCTGCGCTACCTGTTCAAGCGCTTCAAGCAATCCACCGAGTTCAAGGAACTGGCCGACGAGACACGCCGCGGCTACACCTGGTGCGGCGACACCGCGTGCGAATACGTGCTCAAGGACGGCACAAAGTTGGGCGACATGCAGGTCGCGCGCATCACCGTGCCGACGATTCAGCGCCTGGTCGAAACGCTGGCCAGCGGGCGTGCGGCAACGAAGCTGCAGCCCGAGGTTGAGCCTCGCCCCAGCAAGGCTAACCACGTGCTGCGGTTCCTGCGCCGCATGTTCGCGTGGGGCCTACGCTTCGGCTATTGCGAGCACAACCCAGGGCGCGGGGTGCGCCAGGTTACCGAGCGCGGCGAGAACCGCATGCCAGAGCCGGAAGAATTCGCCACGGTGTTGGCGTTCGCGCGCGAGCGCGGTGGGCGGACCGCGCACACCAAGGGCAGCGTGCCGCCGTATCTGTGGGCGGTGATGGTGCTCGCTTACAACCTGCGCCTACGCGGCATCGAGGTGGACACGCTCACCGATGCGCACGCCGACGACGTCGGCATCCGCAGCAACCGCCGCAAGGGCTCGCTCGACAACGTCACTCTGTGGAATGACGAGCTACGCGCGGCGTGGACGTTCCTGCAGGAATACCGGAAACGCGTGATGGAGGAAAACAAGCGCCCGATCGCGCTGCGCGCGGAGCAGCGCCGCGTGCTGGTCACACAGTCGGGCACGCCGCTGTCGAAGTCAGCGCTGGACACCGCCTGGCAGCGGATGATCAAGATGGCGATGCGCGACAAGGTCATCACCGAAGAGCAGCGTTTCAGCCTTCATGGGCTCAAGCATCGCGGCGTCACCGACACCGAAGGCAATATCGCCGACAAGCAAGACGCCGCCGGCCACGTGGAGCGGCGCATGACGCAGCGGTACAACCACGACCTGCCCGTAGTGGCGCCGCCCAAGCCGCGCAAGATCACGAAATAGCCGTCAGGGAATGCCTTCGGGGAAAAGTTCGATCTCGAAAGGAGCGCGTGTCGTACTCAACGACGCCGCCTCTTTCGGGTAGAGGCGCTTCACCTCGGCCACGACCGAGTCGCACTGCGTAAGCGCGGAGGCCATCATGGCCAGCAGCTCGCCATAGACGTTGACAGCCCCCTCCGCGTCGTCGCTGCGAAGCAAGCTGCGCGCGTCGTCGACCGGGTGATCGAACAGGCGCTTCAGGTCGGCTGCAACGCCGTCGCCGGTGAGCACCAGGCGCGGCACGAGGGAAGGCAATGCGCCGGGGAGCGTGCCAGCGGCCGCCTGCGCGCCGCGTGCCACCGCGAAGATCTGCTCCGGCAGGAGCACCGTGAACACGCTCACCTGGCCGCCCTGGGCGGCGTAGAGGTGTCCCGCTACGGATTTCAGCCATTCTCGCCGCCTCACCACCATTGCCACGGCGGCGGCTTCTCCCGCGATCGCGATAGCAAGAGACTTGGCCTGGTCCTGAGACCTGCGAATGTCCTGAAAAACCGTTGCCCCGGCCGTAATCAGGCCGCCGACGACGGCGCCTAGCAGCGCAGCGAATCCTTCGTCCATCCCGTTCTCCCGAAAGTCCGTTCAGGGTTCATTTTCCCGGCCATTTTCCCGGGACAAAGAAAAAGGGGCTACGTTCATCACGTAACCCCTTGTCCGGATTGGTGGGCCGTCAAGGATTCGAACCTTGGACCTATTGATTAAGAGTCAACTGCTCTACCAACTGAGCTAACGGCCCGGAACAACTTAGGAGCGAAACTATAACAACTAAATCCTGTTTCGCCA